GTAGAGGTCCCTGGAGGGCTGGGCTAGCAGCTCGTCAATGTACGCGCCGTGCGGGCTCGGCCCCAGGGCTCCCATCGCGTCCCCGGCCACCACCGAGAAAAACGAGGCGGTCTTGTCGTAGCTGATGGTGCGGGCTCCTCGGGCGACGTGCAGCCTGCCGGTCAGGATCGGTGAGAGTTGCACCATGCGGGCAGCAGCCCCCCAGGCCAGGGCTGCCTGGTCCTTATCCAGGGCCAAGCCGTAGACCTCGGCGGCCTCCTCCCCGTCGCTGGCCAGCAGGTAGAGCATGACCCCAGCAATGAGGGCGGTCTTGCCGTTCTTGCGGCCGGTGGACAGGTACAGCTCCCGGTATCTCCGCAGGTACTTAGCCCAGCCAGGGTCATACTCGACCGTCCCGAACAGGGGTATCAGGACCTCATCGGCCTCCCAGGCGGCGGGGATGAACGGACGCCTCGCCCAGTCACCCTTCGTGTGGACCAGGAGGCTGCCGAAGAAATCCAGCACCCTGGCGGCGCGGGGCTCGCACAGGTGCTCACCGCGCCTGCGGCAGGTGGCCCCGCTGAACTGGTAGCCACAGGGCGGGAACCGGCGTCGATCAGGCATTACGCTGCCAGCATGGCAGACCAGCCCGACCCGGCCAAGGTCCTGGCGGACCAGGCCCGGCAGGTTGCGGAGGGGTTCGCCGCGGCGATGGCCCCCGTGGCTCAGGCGTACCTGGCAGCAGCGGCCAGGGCTGGGGCCATGATGACCGCCTGGGCTCAGCAGGTGGTCGAGGCACTGGAGGCCAGCCACGGCACCCGAGCTGACCGGGGCGACCCCACAGGCGACCCCCCGCTGTAGCCCTGTGAGGCTGACCCCGGCCGAGGCCCGCGTCTTGGCCCTGCTGCCCACCCACCTGACCGCGCCGCAGATCGCGGCCGAGCTGGGCCGGTCCAGCTCCACGGTGCGGAGCCAGATCACCGCCGTCTACCTCAAGCTGGGTGCCCACTCCAGGGCTGAGGCTGTGGCCCAGGCCAGGTCCCTGGGCCTCCTGAGCTGGGCTGGGCCACAACGTCAAGCAGGCCAGGACCCTGGTGTGGGTCCTGGCCTGCTGGGGTCAGGCTGAGGGGGTCAGCCCTCAGACTTGGCTGCTGAGTCATGCTCAGCGGTGGCATCCTGGGCAGCCTCAGCCTTGGCAGCCTCAGCAGCCTGGGCAGCCTCAGCCTTGGCCTCCTGGGTGGCCTTGGCCTTGGCAGCCTTGGCAGCAGCCTGGGCCTCAGCCTTGGCGTCGGCCTGGCAGCCTGAGCACCACTCCAGGCGGCCAGCCTTGGTCCCCAGGGCATCCCCAGCCTTACCGCCGACTGAGGGGGTGGTCAGGTTGTGGGTGTTGCACCTGACCAGCCAGGGGGGGCTGTCTGCTGGGGCCTGGGGGGTCCTCTTGAGGAGGTCATATCCACCCTTGGGCCAGCGGATTTCGTAGCCCTCAGGGGCAGGGGCATGGGCTGAGTCACCAGCCAGGGCAGCAGCCAACTGGTCGGCGGCTGAGGTCCTGCCCTCAGCCACAGTCCGCTCCTGCTTGGGGGCCTTGGGCTCCTCCACCTTGCGGGGGGCCTCAGCAGGGACCACAGCCCAGAACTTGGTAGCGGACCCGAATGCACCCCCATCAATGGCCCTGGAGCCCCTGGTCAGCAGGGTGACACCCTGGGGGGTGACCTCCACCTTGGCCACCTTGATGCCCTTGGCCAGGGGGGTCTTGACTGAGGTCCCGAAGAACTCCCAGCCACTCAGGGGGTTGCCGTGCTGCTTCCAGGTGGCCCTGGTGGGCTGGGGGCCAGTGAGGGCCTGCTCAGCAGCCACCTGGGCCTCCTGGTCGGCGTGCTTGACCTCAAGGGCCTGGTGGCGGGCAGCCTTGGCCTCCTCAGTCTCCCCGTTGATGGGGTGGACTGTGGCTAGGACCTGCTCCTGGGCAGCAGCCAGGTTAGCCTGGGCCTCGACCTGGGCAGCAGCCTGGTCAGCCTGGGTGTCCTTGGGGGTCTTGTTCGCGGTCATGGGGGTGGTTCCTTCCCGGTGAGCCCTGCCCCCTGGTGGGGCTGGGCTGTGCGGCTGGCCCCTGGAGGCCAGCCTCCTGGGCTAACAATCGGACACGGAGAGTTATTCCCTGTCACGGATTGTGCCAGGCCCCCGGCCTCGCCTACCCTGGCAGGAGCCCGGCCCCCCTGCTGTCGCTTGGTGGTTCAATCCCCAGCGGGGGGCTGGGTCAACCGGGGAGCCCCGGACTGGCAGGCGGATCGTGGGCAATGTGCCGGGGCCTGGAGGAGTGGCGGCAGACCTCCGCTAGGCTGGCCATCCGGCCCCAGGCGTGCCTGGCCCCTGCGGGGTCGGGCCGGGGGCCAGGCTCAGGACAGCAGCCTGTCCGCGAGGGCATCAGCCACCGTGTGCTCCACCCTGAGCGGCTGCCGCGCCGCTGGAGTGAGGCCGAACTCCCGAGCCCACCGCAGCAGCTCCAGGCTGGCATCCCGCTGCTGCGCCACGGCCGGATTCTTGCGGATCACCCCGTCACGGTCCCGCAGGAACAACCCGGACCTGCCCACCAGCTCCGTGGCCACCCTGAACCGGGCCGAGGCTTCGCAGTACCCGGCCAGGGCCATCCTGTCGGCGGCGGTGGCGGTGCCCATCGCCAGCAGCTCGGGCACGATCAGGTCCCACTCCTCAGCCCCGCCTGAGGTCAGCCACGACGGCTTAGACGGGGCACCACGGCGCGGCTTGGGCTCCAGGGGGCTGACCCTGCTGGGCCTGGTCTCCCCGTGCAGCACCCTGAGATTCGTCGGCTTCGGTGCCGGTCCTCTACGCCCCATGCGCCGCGACCTTCCACCCCGAGGCCCTGGCAGCCCGCCGCGCTAGCCGCTCGCGGAGCTGGGCCTGGTGCTCAGCCATGACCTCCTCAGCCATGCCCTCACAATAGGCGCGGGCAGCCTCGAACAGGGGCCGGTCCCGCACCACCAGCGGAGCCCTCCTGGCAATCGCCCCCGGCTCCATCCAATGAAAGACGCGGGGCTCACCGCGCCCGTTGCTGTGGGTCTGCCTGACCATCAGCCGGGCCATCTCGGGAGCCATCCGCTGGAGGCCCACCGCCCGGACCCCCGCCCGGTAGTAGACCCGCATCCCCGACCGCTCCCCGCGCCCGCCGTGATTCTTGATGTAGGCCAGCGGGTAGACCAGCGCGGCGGTCGCTGACTCGGCCGACCCCGCGTACTGGTAGGCGTGGAGGATGTCCTCCTCCACCGGGCCGATGTAGGGCTCACGCCCAGGCCCCACCCGCTCCAGGTAAAGGCTGTACGGGAACCCAGGCCGCACGAAGGTCCCCGGCTCGGTCGCGGGGTTGACCGCCTGGAGTTTGGCCCCTGTCATCCGGCTATTGGTCGCCAGGGTCACCGCAGCCAGGAGGTCCGCGAACATAGCCAGCCCGCCGCGGGCTGCCACCACCTTGGCCGAGGAGGCATAGCCCACGAACGCGGTCAGCCGCCGCAAGTTGTCATCGAGCTGGAGCACCGCCCAGCACCCGCGCTCCTCAGCCACCCGGCAGGCCCACTCACGCTCCGTGAAGCACCCCAGGAACGCGCCCGGCTCATAGGGACCTGGCCCCATCCAATGAGCAGCCGCGAACGCTTCGGCCTCGGCCTGGCCGTAGGGCACGACCTCCCAGCGGTCCCGCTCATAGCCTGGAGCCCGGTCGTCTCGGACCACCCACACAGGGTCAGCGGTGACCCCCTCCAGCGGGGCCAGCAGCCGCCTGGTCTGCCGGTCGCGGAGCTGGGGCCTGCCGCCGCTGATCACCACGGGGAGGACCCCGCGCAGGAGGTCAGGTGGGGTAACGGACAAACACGACTCCGGGTATCTCGGCCAGCTTGGGGCCTGCCTGGTCAGCCTCGGTCTTGGTCTGGAAGATGACCACCACCTGGTGCTCAGCCGCGACCACGGCGCGGGCCTCAGGGCTGAGGCCCAGCTCCCCGTTGGCGCTGGCCTCTTGGAACCCCGCCACGGTCTCCTCCCAGTCGGCCAGGTCCAGCACGTCCCCGAACTCGGCCGCCATGTCCACCAGCTCATCGGCCAGGAGCGCGTAGTCCCACGTCGTGTAATCGCTGGCGCGGTTGTCCGCGATCCGCAGGGCCTTGACCTGCTCAGGGCTGAGCCTGGTCTCGATGATCACAGGGGCCTGGTCCTCACCCAGGCTGAGGGCTGCCAGCCGCCGCACATGCCCGATGATGACCACCAGCTCCCCGTCCACCACGATGGGCTGCTGCCAGCCGAATGCCTTGATGGACGCGGCGGTCTGCTGGACCGCCTTGTCGGTGATCTTGCGGGGGTTGGACGGGTAGGGCCTGATCTTGGCCACCGGCATCATCTGGGCCTGGGCCAGCTCGGCAACGCTCACGGGGCCTCCTCGACCTGGACCCTGGTCAGCCTGACCAGCTCACCCTGGCCCTCCTCGTCAGGCTCAGGCGCGGCGAAGTCCGCCACCATGCTGTGCCGCTCGGCCCAGCTCCCGATGGCCTGGCGGCTGGCCCCCAGCCCTGGAGGCACGAACACGACCACGCCGTCCTCCTCGGGGCTCAGGAGGGCGGCTGAGTCGGCCAGGTGCCGGTCCACCCAGGCAGGCAGGTCCTCCCGGTCGAACGCGGTGCTGGGTCCGGGCCTGGCAGCGTCGGGGTAGCCGGGCCTGGGGTCGCTCCCGATACCTGGGTGGCGGCGCGGGGGACCTGACATGGGCCTAGCGTAGCGCCGCCGCCCGAGCCGGTCACGAGCCGGTTTCCGGTCGAAATCGCTTGCTAACGATCGCCCCAGGTCACCGAGCGGACTAGAACGCCGGATTACGCGCAATTTGCGCGCATTCCCGCTGGTCACCGGCCTGAGCCGGTCGTACACCCGTTCTAGCCGTTTCCGCTGGTCAACCGGCGTTTTCGGGGCCGGGATCGCCCCAGGTCACGCCGGTCTGAGGCCGAAAAAAGGCCGGTGACCAGCGGTTTTCCGACAAAAGCCGGAAAACCCGGCCGGGCGCACGGGGGGACGGGTAACGCCCCGCCGCGACGGGAGGCGTCGAGGGTCACCCCCCACCCCGTTGCCGCTGGTCAGCGCGGCGATTGGAACGCACCCCCGATCGTTCGCCCCGCCGCTGGTCACGCCCCTGTTTAGAACGGGCGCATCCCCGCTGCTCAGAGCCCTGCCGCTGGCCCCTCGTTGCCGCTGGTCAGAGCCCCTATTCGGTGCTGCCCTGTAACCGCTGGTCAGGTGTGGCGAACAGGTGACCGATGAGCCGCCCGGCCTGGCCGACCAGTCGAATGGCCCACGTCTCCGCTGGTCAGGGCAGGCGAACAGGTGTCCGATAGGGCTGGAGCCAGGGCAGGAGCGGGGAGGCATGGGAACACCCGTGCTAACTGGTCGTACACCTGACCGATAGGGCGGGCCAGCCCAGCTCCAGGCCCAGGCCAGGAGGGCAGGCCCAGGGTCAGGGCAGGAGGGCAGGGCGAGGAGCGGGGGCAGGGCCAGGAGGTCCAGGGCACCCAGGAGGGCCAGGGCCAGGAGGCCAGGGCCAGGGCTCAGGGCTGAGCCAGGAGGCGGGCCAGGGCTGCCTGGGCCAGGGACTCCCGAAGGTGGCAGGGTGAGCAGACGCCGAGGAGCCAGGCGTCATCCTCCAGGCCAGGGCTCAGGTGGTGGACCTCAGCCGAGGGGGCAGCCCAGCACAGGCCGCAGACAGGATCACGCCTGAGGATGCGGGCGGCGGTGGCGGTCCAGCCTGGTGGCATCCGCCTGCCGCGCTGGCCCTGTGCCCAGGAGGCTGGGTGGTCGGGGCAGGGCTGGCGGTTGGGGCACCGCGGCGAGGGGCAGCCGAGCGGGGCGCGGGTGGGCACAGGCCCACGGTACGCCTGGCCCTCACCCGAACGGCCTGAGGGCAGCCTGCGGCACGCACCAGGCAGCAGCCTGGGCGGCGTTGAGCTGCTGCCACCATTCCGGGCGGTGCGCGTCCCCGGCCACGATCCACCCGGCTGCCCGGTAGACCACGCCGTTGGTCACGATCAGCGCGAACCGGGCGGCGCGGTCATCTCGCGGGTGGATGATCAGGTGGCCGTGCCGGTGGCGGGTAGAGCGGACCTGCCACCCGGCCACGTCAGACCCGATGGCGTCCAGTGCGCCGCTGGTGTAGGCAGCCCACTGGTCCAGGGGAACGCCGAGCATCCGGGCGAATGCCAGCTCGGCCCGTGTCCCGTCGATGTCCAGCCCGATGGAGCGCTTCGCGCCGTAGGCAGGTGCGCGGCCGGTGACCATGTTCTGTCCGACGCGGGCCAGGGCTGCGACCCGAGCGCGGCGGGCGTCGTCGGGTGATAGCCGGTGCTCCAGCTCGGTCAGGGTGACCTCAGCCACAGCCGTCTATGCGGGTGTCGATGTCGGCCAGCAGCCTGGTGATGGTGCCCACGACAGGCTGGACCATCCCGTCCTTATCGGTCCCGACGCGGATGTATGCCTGGTCCTCTGGGGCCTCGGGGTCGTAGGCC